TTATTATTTCCACCATGATGTGCATGATCTTGTTGCTTAATACTAAAGACATTTCCACTGAATCTATCATCAATAAGACTTGAATTGCCATTTACTGCTACACCAGTACCAGCAGCAGTTCTTGTTCCATTTGCAGCGATCGTATAAAGCAGAGTTGTATCTGCAAAGTTTTCACCCTGAACATCAGTCAGATAGTAACAATCTGTAGTGCCAATGGAATCGATTGTGAACTTCGCACCCTGACCTTTCTTATGTGCATCAGTACCCCCAATAGTTGATGTATCAATTTCAACTAATTCACCAGCAACATAATTAGAACCATTATTAGTAAGGGATACGTCAGTAACAACACCATTAGCATCAGTTGCAATTTTTACCTGACCACCGGTGCCTTTTCCTGAAAGAGAAACAAGATCACATGTAACAAGTAAGGTACTACCTAAACTAGTTTGACTTGGGAAATATCCAGAACCACCAGTTGCAAGACTAATAGTAGAAGCAGGTCCACCAAGATTTTCAATAAATCCAGTAATACTTGGTGAATTAGCACCCTGACCAATCTTAGTACCAAGAGTTTCCGCCGCAGTTGTCAAGTTGCCACCATTACTAATAGGAAGCTTCAGTTTTCTTGGAAGTCCTTGAATTGGATTAGTATTCAAGTCATGTGCATTGTCACTATTTCTATCAGCACTAATATTAGTGTTATACCAAAGAACAGTACCTGATTCAACAAACTTTGCCTTGTAGATTTTGAACGTCATGTCTTGTTCTTGACTTGGAGTCCAAATTGTACCATTCTGAGACTTAAAGAGAGATCCACCAATGTATTGCTTAGAAACAACAACATTTTGAACATCTGGAAGAGAAGTTGTTCTAACAGTCTTCTCCTTCATTTTTGCTGTCCACAACTCATAAGAATCGGATGCTGGAGACAGAACAACAATGGCATATTCTCTATCACCACCTTCTAAGAATACTGGCGATGGGAAAGTGACACGAGTAGGAACAGGTTCAAATGGATTTGCTTCATTAATATTAATCTGATTAGGATTCAATGCTACTTCACACCAATCTGCAACCAGTTTATCAGTTGGAGTGCCAAGTTCCATGGTTCTAAGTTCTACAAATACCTTAGCACTAGGATCTTTTCTTGCAAAGAATAGATCAACTCCAGTGAAGAAAATACCAGCACCAGGAACTGTAAATGATTGTGCAAGTGGATCTCTATGAGTAACTTTTTTCTCAATCTGAACTTTGGTTGGTTTCCTCTTAGGTTTGGGTGGATTTCTAACAGAAACTCTACTAGTTTCTTGTGTTAAAATTGTTCCAGAACCACTATATGTTCCAACAGCTTCAGAAGCAAATACTGTTGATCCTGGAAGTTCAATTGTATTTGGTGGAAGTGCAGTGAGTTTTACAGTCTTAGTTCCCGACTTAACTCTAACAGCTGGTTTTGGTTTACTATTAGGATTTCTAAAGTAGAATGCTCCAATAATATCACCCCAATTATCAGAAATTAACTCTGCTCTGGTAATTGTAGCAACGGCACCAGAGTCTCTTCCCACTACTTTAAATCCCTTTTCAACATAACCATAATGATCTTCAAGGACTCCAAGTGCTCTAACACCAAAGTTAATTAACTTAGATGTTGGTGAATAACTATCACCAGGAGCTGGTCTATTTCTATCATAAGGATCTACAGTATATTTTTCAACATAAACTGCAGGTGAACCTAATCCAGCAGCAATATCTGGTCTATTCCTATCACCAAACTTATGATTTGGTTTTTGAATTCTCATAAAACCAACTATTTGATTGTTGGTATCCAAAATAAATGCTTTTTCAAATACTGTAAAAGTACCTGATTCCATCTGAATTTCACATACCTTTGGACAGAAATCTACCTGCTGACTATCAAGATACTTATAGTGCTTGGTGTATGGTCTCAAACCATTAGCAGCAAAATATACGTTTCTAGAACGCATCCAAGGATCTGCCTCACCACTTACTTTTACATTTTCAACATAGTTGAATTCTCTTGAAGGACCGGTAAGTTTTCTCTTATATTTTGTCGTTGTTTTAATTGTAGTGGTTACATAAGACCTCTTTTTCTTTTCACCTCTACCACCACCTTTATCATAAGTTTCAGTGGTTACTTTTCTATCAACATCTTTAGTGACTTTTGCTTGATGTTTCCATTTAGCGCCAGTAGATTCCGTTCTATGATCATCAATATATATTGTTCTAACCCAGTTGTCAGAAGGTGGATCCAGTATAACACCACCAACAAATGCAGTAACAGTAAATGGATTTACATTTTCAACTCTTGTTGCGTGGGGTTGATTTAAGAACTCAACATCTTCATATTTAAGTGTGACAATATCGCCAGATTTTTGACAGTTAGGATCTTGAAGTTTTAAGTTTTGAGTAAGATCTGCCTTTGTAATATCAATACCTGGATCAAATGCTAGTTCTGCATGAATAGACCAGTTATCTGTTGGTGGAATAACAGTTGCATTTTCTTTATCAATATCAACTGTTGAGAGTCTAGGATCTAAAATACTAGCATTTCTAAAGTCAGAAACTACAAATCCACTCTTAAATCTTGAGAATCCTTCAGCATCAGTAACTTCAGTCGTTTTAGCACTCAACTCAAGCATAGTGAGGCTTGTCAACTCTTCTAATGTTTCGATTCTGCTTTCAAGTTTTCCGATGTCACGCATCGTGAATCTTCTATTATCTCTATGGAAGATCCTAGGTTCTGTCGCTGCATTATAGAGATATGCAGGATAAGAAATCTGAGCAAGTTCCATTGCATCATCTGCAAGGATTGGTGCCTGTGGATTGTCTGCTGCTTCTCCAAGAACAACTTCAACTTCACCAAGGCGATTGATAGTAACCAAATCAATTCTTGGTAAGTAATAACTATAACCTACATGTGTTACTTCATCTGGAGAGATGATATATTTGTATGTTGATTCGTACTGTCTAGATGAAAATGCAAATGGTGATGCTGTTGTTGTAGGATCAAATGCAGATACTCTTGGTCTAAAGTCAATTATATCTGATGCACTCAATCCGTTTGGAAGGTTGGGAAGATCACTCTTATATCTTTCAGCAGAATATGAATTTACCGAGAAGAAATCTCCCGTGTCTCCAGGACTAATTTTATAACAATCATAAATTACAAGTAACTGCTTATCTGGAGTTGGACTTGCAGGTCTTCTAATAATTCTGGAGTAATCAACATAATCATTCCTGTCTCCACTATCTAATCTATAATTAGCAGTGAGATTAACATAACTACCCTTAACAACCTTTTGAACGGTTGACTCAATAGCAGACTCCTTAAATTTAACAGTTTCACCAACACGGAAATTATTAGTGTTTCTAGAAATATAGAAAATTTCAGTTGCAGTTCTACTAACAACCTGTCCTACTGCTCTACCTTCTTGACCTACAATCTTTTCACCAACAATTGCATTTTGATCTAATGCAAGACCTGTAGCAAACACCAGTTTATCCAAGATAGGTGCATTTTCATCTGTAGATTCCAATATCGCACGCACATTTGCAACATCAGGTACATTCAGTGAGATCTCCTCATCTTCAATTCTCAGTCCATAGTACTTACTTGCAGTAAGACCATTTTGTGCAGATGCCTTTTGAGTCCTTGTAATTGCAACCTGTTCACTTCTGATATAGTTTTTACCTTTACTTGTAAGTGATCTCTTGGTAAGAGTTACATTTACAGTTGCATTACTACCTGAAGCAGTTCCCAATCCATTTAACGTGATGCTTCCACCATTATTTCCTAGTGTGAACTGATCAGAGGTAAGTGGTTCAATACTACCATCAGAATATGTAATACTATATCTTTCTGCGTCAAATGCTTCATAGTATGCACTTGTAATACCAGCACTAGAATCAAGTGCCTTGTCAATATCTAATTCAATTTTATTTCCAGTGAAACTAGTAACAGGTACTTGCTTAGAAATAGTTAAATCAGAAGTTCCAAGATCTACCGAAGCAATATTATTTACAGGTAATGGTGAATAAAGACCAGGAGATACGTTACTCTTGATTCTTGCACACATTACATTGAATGTGAACTGTCCAGTATTTGCACCATGGGTTGCATGGTTTACATTAGGAACAGCAAATGGTGCTACTGTAAGATCGATAGAAAGACCATTAGCAGCAATACCAGATACGTATGAATAAACTGGTTGAGCGTTACCATTCTGATACTTAAAATATCTTCCTTGCTTAATACCAGTTACACCAGCAAAGAATCTTCCTGCAATAGTTGCTGTTTTAGTGCCTCCCGATCCAGATAAGGTTATTTGATCAGTCTTGGAGAACTGAGGCATCTCCTTAGGATACAGGACTGCATCAGCAACAAAGTTTGGAGTTCCTGCACGACCATTTAAAGATGAAACATTTTGGAATACTGAGTGAATATCCTCTACACTATAGACTTCTATAGATTGAATACCAGTTTGGAATTTAACTTCCTCATTGATAATTACTTGCTCACCAACAAGGAAATTTCCTGCAGTTTGTGAAAGGAAATATTCATTGCTACTTGAGGAATGTAAATATCCTGTGGCACCACTGGATAAACCTCTTACAAAGGATGTAAGTGGAACATCAGTTTGATTGTATGTATTTCCTAATGTTAACTTGGTGAATGTTTGGATATCATACAGGTATAGATCAAATTCGGTTGCAGCATTTTTATAACTATCATCAGTCAATCCAAACCAATATACTCTAGCTTCACCAATTTGAACACCTAATCCTGCATTATTAGCACCAGAGTTTGCTGCAGCAATATTGTTTATTCCTGACTCATTTCTTCTTTGGAAATGGAGTTGAACAACATTACTATCAGTTGTTCCTCCAACACTATTACCAATATTTAAAAATGGAGTTCCTGCAACGTTATTGACTCTAAGTTGTCCACCCATACTAAAGTTGACAATAGAGTTATCAATTTTCTTAGTTGTTCTTGGTTTTTTAACATCAAGGACAGTTGCACTAACAAGATCTGTATCATAACCTCTAACATATGCAGTTCCCGCAGAAACTTTTACTGCTAAGTTGGACTCAACAGGATCATTACCTTCATCGGTTACTTCATCTTCTCTAAAGATACCTCCGTTGCCAACTTCATCATTAAGAGAATCTTCAGTTTCAACAATGAAATTCTCTACAGCATAGTTTCCAGACTCATCAAAAGTTCTCTTTGCAAAATAATCTCTAATTTTACTATACTGAGAAGCATTTTGAATTTTTCTGATTTTACCTTCATCAATTTTAACCAACTCAATAAAGTTAGTATCGTCATTATCAGTAAGTTGCTTTTTGGCTAACTTAGTGCTAATTTTTAAACGATCTGCTCCAGGAGCAGCATAGTTTGTAAATCCTTTTGCATTATCATTTAAACTTTCATCTTGATCTGCATTTACAATTTCTTCAACAACATCAAATCCAACTCTAAATGATGGTTCATTATTATAAGGATCAAGAACAATCTGTGCTTTAGGGACATCTACAAAGTGTCCTCTAATAAAATATACACCCTCATCTACACCTACAGCATATCCTGTAGACGCTGCATTAGTTGAAACTAATGTAAGAATAGTATCACCAATTACAAGTGTAGTATTGCCATAGGATACATTTTCTTCTAGACGTAAAACTTCACCATCAAAAAATTCTACTGTTGATGCATCCTTGGCAGCAAATGAGTATTTTACAAACAGAGTAACTTCTTCTACATCAAGTTCAGGTGGAAGAAGATATCCTTTTATTTTACCAACAACCTCAGAAGTTTCACCAATTACTTTTGCTCCCCTTCCATCATCTGCTGCAACAAGTGCATCAAGGTAAACCGATACATCAATGCCAAGATGTGTTGGGTTTACTTTGATTGTAGTAAATTCATTATCACAAGTAATTGCACCAGGAATTACCATAGAACCTTCTTTGAAAACATGTGTTCCAAAGGAATCTACCTGATTTTGCAAAATTGATTGAAGACCAGTAAGTTCTCTTGCCTGAACAGGATATCCAGGTTTGAACAGTACTTTATAAAAATTATCTAACTTCTCAAAGTCATCATAATATGGGTTTACGTTGAGGTTTGTCTTCTGTGGCATTTTTTAGAATTCCAGTATAATTTTAATGTCTTCTTTTTGGCGTGGGTTCCTAGCAATAGATGCTCTATTATCGAGGTAAATAATCTCCCCCGAACCTTTATTTATTTCAGGTACCGACAACCCCTGAACATAGTTAACTCCCAAGTTGTATAATTTATTTCCAACCGGATTGGTAGTAATACCAGCAAAGTTTTGATCAATGGATCCAGTGAATCCAGATGTTTCACCTGTAATTTGATTTGATGATGATTCAAAGGGATAGTTTCTACCTTCAGTAGAAATTCCTGGATAGTCTGTTGTATCCTTGGTAGTACGGTTAAAATACAGTGATCTATCTTGGAAATACTTTAATACCTTAGTTTCATCTTCCCAAGAGGCAACATATCCAGTCGCTTTACTTCCATTAGAAAGATTTTGTATAATTCTTTCACCAACTTTAGGTTGACCATTTACACCACCTTGTTGAATATCAAATTTAAATGAACTCAAAGAACTATATGTTGGATCAGTATATGTATTAGCAGTTCCTACAGAAGTTGGATTTTTTACAATAGAAACTTGTGAAAATAAAGTGTTTGTTGGGAAATCATTTGCCCCATCAAATCTTGCATAAACAAGAACTTTATCAGTTCCCATTTCGGAGTAGATGTCATACCCATGCCCCCTTGATGGTGGAATGATTGGAACCAACTTTGCAGAATTTCCTGTAGTATTTGAATTAATACTACCGAGATCTACCATTGCATAAGAATATCCTTTTCCACCAGATGTAACAACACAATCTGTAATTACACCATTAACAACATTAACTCTTACCTTTCCACCAGATCCATCACCAATAATAGGTAATTCCTGATTCAGACCATTTGCATAGTTGCCACCACCATCTTCAATATAAATCTTCTTAATCTGGTTTTCATTAACAGTAGAGTCGCCCGCCTCTCTAACTGCCCTGATTTGTGCATCGCGAGATGTCAACCAATCATTAGGAACTGTAATATAATCAGTCGAGTCAAACTTAATAATGTCACTTGGACTTACCGTGAACAGATATTTCCAGATGTACCCATCGCCACTATCACCTGCTCTAGATGGTTCTAAATCAGTGAAGGTTGGTTGATCTTGGGATACATTACCCTTGAAGTTTGCAGTACCTCTGGCACCACTTCCACCATTATCAATACAGACATAAACTCTATAGTCTTTATTCATAACATAATAGTTGGAATCAAATAATCTGGAAGAGTTTGAAATTGGAGAAGGATTTGAAACACTATAATCATGGCGATATATTTCATATCGTGTTCCTGCAACCCAATCAATTCTTCTGATCAGTCTCCTTACATTTGTTTTGGTAATTTTCTTACCAAACATGGAAACATCACCAACATGCTTCTGATAAGCTAAGTTATCAGTAGGTGCTGGTGGGTAGGTATTCCATGTTTGATCTCTACCAAAGGTTGTCCCAACGGGGTTGGGTAAACCTACCTGAACATAGTAAGAATTTCCATCAGCCTCAATAGAGTCTACGAAATTATTTGCATTCAGGATTCTAAATTGATCAGTAACAAGTGCGGACATTGTTATCTTTTTTTATATATTTATATTGGGTTATCAGGGGTAGAAGATCAAGTTGTTATCAACGTAAA